CCACCCCATCCTGTTTGTGGAAGATGTGCTGACGCCTCCATGGCAGGAGCAAGGGACTACGCAGATCACTTTGACTGCCGAAGGTCCGCTTGTCGGCAGCATGAACGCGTTGCCGATCGCTCCTGATGTTCAAGTGCAACAAATGATGGACTCGATCCAACGTGGCGAGGTGCTCGGTGCCCAAGGCTACAAACGCACATGGCCGACTTGGATCACGCCTCGGCGCAGTTGGCAGTTGCAGTGGAGCGGTCTAAGTGCAGCGGACGCGTTAACATTGCGAACCTTCCTAGATGTCAATGACTCGTTCGCCTTGACACCTCAAGGATCGAGTGTCGCTATACCTGCAACGATCACAAGCGAAGTGCAACGCTCGATCCGTCCAGATGGCATCGAAGTCATCCAAGTGCAAGTTGTGGAACTGTTGTTTACTGCGTAGCTATGCCCATCACTCTTCCAAGTTCATTCGATGACCGAGAGTTGCCGCACGGCACTGATGACTACATCTGGCTTGTAGAAATCCTAGTCAAGAAAAGCACGCGAGTGAACCCGACTACGTTTACGAACAACATCGTTCTGCGCGTATGCAGTGACACCAACGTCATCACATGGCCCATCGACAACCCGATAGCACAGACTTGGTCGCCCTTCAATTTCAAACTTAGCCCGATGGTGGCGACGGGTGAAGGCGATCTCCCATCGTTGCACTTGACTGTCGATAACACTGGACGCGTGCTCATGCCAACGCTGCACGATGGGGATGCAGTCGAAGGCAACGATGTGATCATCTACCTCGTGCCGCGATCGGCTTTGTCCATCGCCTACCCGGCGCACGAATACCAACGGTGGAAGTTTGTGATCGCATCGGTCGCGGCTGACAGTCAGCAAGTCACGTTTCAATTGGAGCGTGCTAACTTCTTCACGAAGATGTGCCCGCAAGATCGTTTCGTGGCTCGGCGATGCCGCTGGAAGTTCGGGTCTAACGAGTGTGGATACGTGATCAACTCTTCCGCCGCTTACACGACATGTGAAAAGACAGTTTCAGATTGCACCCTGAGAGGTGAGGATCACCTAGCCAGAGGGTTGCCCGTCATACATCCTGGTCGCTTCGGTGGCTTCCCTGGAATCCCTAAGCGACAATGACACCTGCACAGGAACGATGTTTGTTGCGACGTCCTTACCGGGTCACAGGACGCGACGCATCAGGGATCGACTGCCTCGGTGTAGTGCTACAGATTCTAGAATGGCATGGCAAGAAGGTGATCGATCCGTGGCGTAACTTAGTCAAGGCATACAAGGACAATGCGATTCACGATCGTCATGCCTTCGGATCTGATTGGAGTCGCGTACACGATGGCACGCTGCAGTCACTAGACATCTTGCTGTATCACGAGGCACACAGTTGGTCAGCCATCATCAGTGACGCATACGTGTGGAGCGCACACCCTGAAGCGGGAGTCTGGCGCAGACCTTTGCACCAACTGCACAAACGACCGAACGAAGTCTGGCGGCAAACATGCTAACGATACATGTGAGGAAAGGTTTGCTTGGCGAGGACGGCATTGTCACTCAGCAATGGCCTTGGAGCGATGGCTTGTCAGCTAGATCGATTGTCCTGCAGTTGCAAGATCAGTTGCCGCAGTCGATGCCTATCGATGTTGTAGTGAACGGCACATTGATCGATGAAGATTACGACGGTGCGTTGAACGACGGTGACGAGTTAGTGATCTGTCCCCATACGACATATGGCATCGAATGGGGAGTGCTATTGATCTACGCCTTGGTCACTGCTGTGATATCGGCAGGAATCAGCTATGCCATCATGGCACTGACACCGAAGCCGAAGGCTCCTGACGACAGCTTTGAACGTGGTGACAGTGCATCCGCCACATATGCTTGGTCTGGCATCACGACTAACTATGGGCAAGGATGGACATTGCCAGCCATCTACGGTCGCCATGCTACAGGTGGACAAGTCATCGAGACTAACGTCCAAGCATCGACAGACGCAGCGTCGGCAGTCTTCCTTAATAACCGACTGCAGATCTTGATCGCACTCTCTGAAGGTCCAATCCACGCGGTTGGCGACAGAGAAGTCAGCGCCGATGACTTCCTTGGATCGTTGTCACTGCTGTATACGCCCGCGAACCCAATCAGTCTGCCTAGTGATGTCTACGTCAACGACACGCTACTTGTCAACGATGGGCAACCAGACCTGAGTGAGTACGGAGTTTTGTTCGGCACGAATAACTGGAGTCCGAGCGACCCTGATGTGAACACGGGTGACATTGTCACTTACTGGAACGAGACGACTCAACAGTTCATCACCGAAGCGAACGCACCGGTCTACGTGACGAAGGTCTTTGGCAATAGTGCTAACCCTGCGATCCGCATCAGCGAACCCTATATGACGCAGGGTGCGCTGATCACTGCACTGGACGCAGGCGACGATATTCGTCTGTGGATCAACTCTGGACCCCCGTTCAACGAGCCAGAACGCAAGATATCCTCGTCCCAGCAGGTCATCTACTCCATCGCTGGCAGCGCAGGATGCCTGATGTTCCTACGCAGTGGTCAACTAGACCAGCCTGCGCTACCGAGTCACGGTTCCATCAACCTTGGATGGGATAACACGACGCAAGTCTTGCCAGTGAACCGTGATCTAGTCACATTCGGCCAAACAGTCGATGTGTCGTTTAACACTGGCAACGATCCGGTCAGTGGCCTTCGGTTCATCCTCGCCTTTCCTGGTGGACTCTACACCGTGAACCCCGAAGGTGGCATCACCAGTGCGCGAGTGATCTTTGAGTTCAGGTGGAGATACGAAGGAGACTTCTTCTGGAATGACTTTGGCGGCGGTAGCTTTGCCGAAGCGGTATTTGCTGCGACTCAGAACGCAGTCACAGAACAAGTCGATGTGGTCTTCACCACCCCCGTCACTGGTTCACTAGAGTTCCAAGTCGAGCGTCTGACTGGTAACGATCCTGGCATGGTGACGCGTTGCGTTGTGCAAGACATCATTGTGAGTTCGCCATACGAGATGACTTACCCACGTGTCGCAACGATGGGACTCATCTTGTCAGCCGGTGCGCGTTATCAAGGCGGGTTGCCGAACATCCAATGCACTGTGGATGGAATCCTTGTGCGCGTCTGGAGTGCAACGAACGGTTGGTCAGAACGTTGTTGGGATGTCCCTGCGGCTCCGTATGACTGGCACGTGTACGCTCCAGGTCGCAATCCGGCATGGGTGCTGGCCGACTTCTTACTACAGCCGTGGGGTCTGGGCGAGTACCTGACAGAAGACGACTTAGACTTGCCAAGTTTTGCGGCATGGGCAGTGTGGTGTGATCGCGACCCTAATCCGAGTGATCCCTGGGGCGAGGCTCAGTTCACCGTTGACCTAGTTATCGACCGGCCTCGCCCTTGTTGGGAATGGGTCATGACGATCTGTGCAGCGGGTCGTGCTTCGCCGGTCTTCGTCAACGGCAAGATCAGCATCAACTACCAATTCCAAGCCGCCCATGCACAAGGCGATGTCAGCATACCTGCTAAGACATCGACGCAGTTGTTTACGAGTAACAACATGCAAGACTGCAACGTGACATGGTTGCCACGCGCCAATCGTCCTACAGCATTCGTGTACCAGTTTCTCAACGAAGACGAGAACTACAAACAAGATGTGCTGACGGTTGAAGACTACGAAGGAACACTGAACGATCCGACCGAGCTACACCAGGACAAGTGGCGACCTGAGCAACAGCAAGCCTACGGCACTACGCGACCTAGTCAGTTGTTTCGTGACGGAGTGTTCCGGCATCGCATCAACCGACTAGTCGCGAGACGAATCGACTTCAAGACAGGACGATGGGCACTAGCTGCCCAGGTCGGTGACTACATCGATGTAGAAACAGAAGTCATGCGTCCGTTCACCTTGATCGCGACAAGCGGCGTCATCCTTGTTGGTGGCACATCTGTCAATGTGCTGACTGTCGATCATCCTACGTTGCCATCTACGGGATCGATCAAGTATCGCAAGGATGATGGGTCACCAGGACTAGCGTCTTGGATCAGCACATCCTCGACGACAATCGAAACAACACTGTGCACCGTTATCACGTTGGCAGTCGGCACGGCAGTCACAGTCAGTTCTGGTGCGTCATGCGTCTTTGGATCGACATCGTTCATCACCGAGCAGTACGAAGTGTCCGGCATCACTTTGCAGGATGACTTGTCCAGGCTAGTCACTGCACTACAAGTAATCGATGCAGTGCATGCCGACATCGTGCCGAGTGCCTTCAACGACGGAGCCTCGACAGGCAATGCAATTAACGCATCGCCAGCGCGTGAGGTCGCGCCCAAGATCAGTGCGTCCAACGTAGCGATCGAACGCATGCCTGATGGGCAACAACGACTCAGTTGGCTATCTGTCGGCTTGCTGTCTAGTGTCACGAAGCGCATCTACTCACGCAGCGCGGATAGCCAGCGATGGACGTTGCTAGGATCGACGGAACGTGACTGGATCGATGTGCCGTCGCCTGCAGTCGGTGAACCACTACAGCTATCCGTTACCGCCGACACGTTCGATGGTGACGCTCGGCCACCTGACGCTGGCACGCAACTCACTGTGACGCCTAGTGAGTTCGCTATCGTGCTGCCACCAGCAGTCGGTGGTGTCGAAGTCGGCAATCGTTTGAGCATGCGTTGGGCACCTGTGACGACTGCGCTGTCAGAGGAATATGAACTGCGCGAAGGCCAGTCGTGGGTAGGCGCACGAGTGCTGTATCGAGGCACACAACCTTTCGTCGATTGGGCAGTGCCGCCTTTGACTTCCAACATGCACATCTGTGTCGAGAATGAAGACGGCAGTCAAGGACAGCCTACAGCCATCGCGTTACCAGTTTGGAATCCAGATCACGCGTCTTACTTCGTTGACGTTAGCGTCGTGGAAGACGCTACGGGCACCTTCACGAACACCGAGA